TGACGACATGGGCAACGAGTATACTGAATGGCAGTATGAGTCTGTCCGGATCAACTGGGTGTTACCGGCAGTCTATGAGTCAGAGGCAGCGATTCAAGCGTATTTAAACGCGAATTACGACGAGGGTGAAAATATACTCGGATGGGCACAGGCAAGCAAAATATCAGCCATAGGAACCTGACCAGATTTTCCTGAGTTCCTCCCAAAATCCATGACAAAAAAACAGCCCCCGCACCTGGTAATGGCGAAACAAGCAACCATTACCAACAACGACCCGTTTAAGACGAAACCAGACGAGGAAAAAGCCGCTGCACTCGTAGAAAAGACTGTTACCGCCTGGTTTGATGATATCAAGGCTAAACTTGAGAAGCACCTGGAAAAGCGTGAACTGGCAGCCGATCCAAAACTCCTGAAAGCCGTTGGTATTACTGAATTTGAGACCGACGATCTCAAAGTGCAGGCATACGAGTTTGTCGAGAAAGGATACATGAAAGGGGTTCAACTCGGGGCTGTTGAACTCGGGCAACTGAATGTTGACATAGCGATCAATCTTGGCAACCCAATCAATAAAGCAGCATTAAAGGATCTTAAGGACTGGAACGCTCAATTTATAGGAGAATGGTCAACCGATCTGCAAAGGGCAGCCTTTGATCTGGTTTACAAAGGATTAGAGTCTGGTAAAACCCTGGCTCAAATGTCTCAAGACCTGGACGACCTGATGAAATCCGGGATATCAGAAGCCAAACGGGAGATATCTAATAAGATCATTCAGGCCGCCCGAGAAGCGGAAAAGAAAACCTTTCAGGATGCTGGTATTGAGTTATACCGGTGGATAACTATTGTCGATTCTCATACCTGTCTGTATTGCCCTGACATGGCCGGTAAGGTTTACCAGGATGACCCGGCCGGTAGAGGAATGGTGAATTTTGACACCGGAGCATGGATCACGGATGATATTGCAGACCTTGGAGCACCTGAAGAGTTCATAGATTCAGATTCTCCTGATGGTCCTCCGATTCATTCGTACTGCCGTTGCAAATTGCAGCCGGTAATGACTCGGGAACAATACAAAGGGACAGTTAATACGGTGGTGTCAGAAGTATGACATCCGGGAAACCATTTACGGCACGTGAGATTGAATTTGTCCGGCAGAACCTACATGAGAAATATCCGTCAGTGATTGCCCGGCACCTGGGGTTGTATTACCCGGAAGATAATGGGGGCAGCCGGAATACGAAGGCGGTTTCAAATCTCATGAACCGGTTACGCAACCCAGAACCAAAACCGACGCGAACAAAGAAAGAGCCTGTAGAACATTCAACACAACCCGTTTAATTTTCTATTTTAGCAAAATTACCATATAGGCATTTAATAATATACTTATGCATGCCGTCCTTTATTGCTCGTATCCGGGATGAACCGGCAATAAGAGAGCATAAGAACCTGTACGGAAAGGGCATATCTCCAAGTTACAACGAATCAAAAGACGTTGTCTCTATTTCATTTCTTGATCATTCTCTCGAAGATGCTGAATCCTGGTTGAATGAGCATGAGTTCTCCGGGTATGAAATCGAAGAGGTAGAGGACATTAAACCAACCGTCAGAGCCTTTGCGTTCGGCTTGTCAGAAATGGCGGGGAGAATTGAACGGAACGGCCAAGGGCTCAAAATAAAAGGGGTGAAACTCCTTGCAGATGGCACGTGGACCGACTCGTTACAGAAGACTCCCTGGAGGGTAAAGTCTGATGTCCTTGAACGGTTCGCTTCAAACTGGCAGGATGACACGGTATGGAACCGCCATGCAGGGGGTGCACACCGGGCAGTAACCGACAAGATCGGCAGAGTGGAAAACGTCTCATACAAAGATGGGGCAGTCGTCGGAGACGTGAACCTGCACGGGCTGACGCAAAACAGCCGGGATGCTGCTGCACTTGTCGAAGCTGGTGAGATCAACTTTGTGTCAGTTGAGACGGTTGGGAAAGACAAATGGAACGTTGGAACACGTGAATACGAAGCACAGGACATTACATTTACCGGGTTAGCCCTGGTTAACCGTGGCGCCTGTAAAGTATGCACGTTACGCGAATCCAGCGAACCAACAGAGCCGGTTATTGAAGATGAGCCGGAAGAGCCAATAAAGGAAAAAAATATGACTCCTGAAGAGATAGCCGCTTTAAAGGCGGACATAACTAAAGATCTTTCTGCCACATATGACGGGAAGATCAAAGAACTGTCAGACAAACTGGCAGCAGTTGAGAAGGAAAAGGCAGAACTCGCATCCAAGGTAAAGGAGATGGCAGAGGCAGAAGCGGAAATGAAAACCCGTGAATCAGCAGCAGCCCATGACCTGGCAGCCCCAATCGGATACCGGGTAACGATTGACAGTAACGGTGAAGTCTACGCTATGGAGGACTAAACATGGCAGATACGGCGACTTGGACAGAACTCACCGGAGCAGATAACCCGGTTGAGGTACTTGGACCGACTGTGAACCTGATTGCAGGGGCAGCGATTAAGCGAAACATGGTTGTTGCATTTGCAGCAACAGGAGTATCAGGAACCGTTCACCCGGCAGTTTCAGGAACTACCGGGCCGGTTGCAGGGGTTGCAATAACTGACGCTGCAATTGGGGAACGGGTAGTTGTCGCTCTTTCCGGATGTGTTGTCACTGTCCGTGAAGGTGCAGGTTCTGCACTTGATGCAGGTGACTGGGTAGCTGCTGATGATGCTGCTGCAACGGGTTGTGTCAAGGCTCTGGATACCACTGCCACGAACTATGATAGGGTCGGCCAGTTACTCGATGACCTGGCTGCAAACGGGCTGGCACGGATTGTTGTAAGTCTCGGACCGACAACTAAGGCGGCAACATAAGGAGGGAATAAAAATGGTAGTTAATCCAAGACTCAAAACATACCTGAAGTTTGCATATGCAGGCCCTGCTGAACGGAAACAGATGATTGAGCGTATCCCTCGGAACCTGTCTGCATATGACAACGAGGGAAAGGTTGTAAGTGTCCGTGAACTGCTCACTGTTACAGATATTGCAGGGACCAGCCTCATTCAGACTGAAATGTATAACACCGTCATGCAGGGGGCTTCAAAAGTTCTCTGTATGAGAAACGCTGTCAAGAACATCCCGATGTCAACCGGTTCACTCAAAGTTCCGATCCGGAAAGCCCGTGCCTATGCTCGTGTAGTTCCTGAAGCCGGAGAAATTCCGCTTGCAGAAGGCGACTATACTAGCCTGACTCTCACCGCTGAAAAGATTGGAGAGAGGCCGCTCATATCCGAAGAGATGATCGAGGATTCTGCCTATGCAATTGCAGAGATGGAGATCATGGGTGTTGGCGAGATGGTAGAGAACACTCTGAACCAGAAAGGGCTTACTGCATGGCTTGACGGGTCAGGACTTGAAGTTGACACCTCCGGTAGCAACCAGGGGCGTTTAGCCCTGGCAGCAGCTATTACCAAGGTCAGAGAGGCCGGGTATATGCCGGATACTGTGATCATGTGCCCGGAGTTTGAAGGGAAACTGCTTGAGGAATATGTAGCACCTGCAACCGCTAACACGGTCGGGGCCGAATCAGCCCTGTCAACTGGCAGAGTAGGCCGGCTGCTTGGTTGTGATCTCTATCAGACCAATGTTGCAGATGCATCAACTACCTATACCTGGGGCTATGCAGCAGACGGTGAGATCGGTGCAATTGTCTTTGATTCCACAAGGTTCGGCCTGCTAGGAATGAGACGAAACACCACGATCCGACGGTTTGCAGATCCGATCCGTGACATGCAGAGTGCAACCGTAACAGCCCGGTTTGGATTCGGGGTTGCAACCGAGAACACCAACGCAGCCTGCCGGATTGAGTATTAATCATGATCACTACCTCTTCCTACTCCTGGATGACACGGGATTACATAGCTGACCAGGGACGGGAAGAGGCGTTAAAAGATCAACTGGATCACCGGTGCAAAACACAGCCCGGAGATCCTGACACTCCCTCCCGGATCATTGACATGAGAGACGCATACCCGACCCGAGGCGACTGATGGCGTATACAACATATGCAGAAGTTCTGGCAGCAACAGGAACCGCTCTTCCTCAGGCAACGGTTGAGATCCTGATTGCGCAGGCAGATCGTGAGATTGATAGTTACCTTGCAAAGCAGGGTATCACAGCCGACGGGTCGAACGTGGCTATCATTTCCGCTTCACTTAACCTGTCGATCTGCAACGTCTTAACCCGGTATCGAATGGACGGGACGAAAGAGAGTTCGACTCTTGAGTATTCAGACCGTACGAACGTAGATTCAGCCATTGCAACATACCGGGCAAACGCGATCCAGTCTCTGGACCAGTTTGTAAAAGCTCAGTCAGGTCTTATTATCGGTGAGGTTGTTTTCCAGTGACGTACCCGGCCGCTCTTCTGATCCATACGGCAACCCTGGAAACCGGTGAGACAGTAGGGACAGCAGACGCCTGGAACATTGGAGCACCAACCAAAACCACTACCAAGATCTCCTGTCGGTTTGGCAAAGCAAAGTCTTCATACCCGAGAACTGACGCCGGGCCACAAGTGGACAGACAAACCACCTGCATTGTTCCGTCTGGCACGGTTGCAACGGTTGGAAAACTCATCACCGGGTTAGAGTCTCCGTTTAACCGGTCGTACCGAATCACGGCAGTTGACCCTGCAATGAAACTTAATTTCGTGTCTCATCTGGTTCTGACTTTGGAGGTGGCTGGGAATGGCTAATGAAAACGTCACCATAGAAGGAATGGATCAACTCGTTGAGAAGATGAAACAACTTGGCATGGTAACGGCTGACCTCAAAGATGATGCTGTTGAAGCAATGTCCATGGTCAGGAACGCAGCCCGGAGACATGCGCCAGGCAGCGGACCATTAAGCCGTAACATCATTGTCAAGGATCAGACTGAGGGGAAAGAGTTGCAGGTTGGGTGTGGCATATTCGCAGAAGCGGCGATTAACTACGCGGTTTATGTCGAATACGGGACCGGGGTATATGCAGAGAACGGGCAGGGGCGAAACACTCCATGGGTGGCTCCCATCATCACTTCGAATGATGGGCTCATATTCCGGTGGACACAGGGAATGAGACCGAAACCGTTCATGAGGCCTGCATGGGATGAGGAAAAAGAGAACGTCGATAAACACCTAAAAGGGGCCATTGTGAAGAAACTTGAGGTGTTGCAGACATCATGATCACCGCTATGGTTCGGAACAAACTGGCGAACACGTCAGCGGTGTCTGCCCTTGTTTCAACCAGGATCTATGTAGACGCTCTTCCATCAGGGCCGACCCTTCCGGCCATCTCCGTTCATCCTGTTTCCCGGGTGCCTGACCCTATTGTGTCAAAAGGATGGGAAGCCAGGGTGCAGGTATCATGCTGGTCTAACCCTCCGGTGTCTGGTGGGATCCGTTCTCCAGGCGAAGTTGAAACCGTTGCAGCGGCGGTTATCGCTGCATTGCACAAACCACGGCTGAACATGGTGCCGGAACGATGGACAATCGGTTCTGTGTCGTATGATATCATCACCCGGACCGTAACCGGGGGAACCAGGATGATAGAAGATCCTACCGGCTGGTATCATGTTCCTGTGGATGTTTTACTGAGTTACAGAGAGGTATAAAAAAATGGCAGATGTAGTAGCAACCGATGTTCCGCGGGGAACTGAGGTAAAATGGTATGGTGGCGGTGTCGTTGCTCAGGAAACCGTGACCGTTTCTGCAGGCCAGGCCAGTGCAAATTATATTGCACTCACAAAACTGGCAGAATACGGATCGGTATGGATTGAGGTTAACGGGGTTGCCATAGGCGTTTTTGAACGTGGTGCTGACGGAGTAACGGCAGCAACAGAAGCAGACGGTACGGACGGTATCAACTATACCGGACTCACAGAGGGCGACGTAGTGGACATCTACTATGTCGATGTTGAGACTGCCGGGCTTACTCATGTCGCAAGTTCCAAGGACGTTAAGGCTGATACGAAGTCCAGTTCAAAGAAAGAGGCCGTTCACGGGCAGTCAACGAAACTTGTTACTGTCGGTGTGGCAGAATCTACAGCAACCCTGGAACAGCTCACCTATACCCTAGATTTCGTGGGGCTCCTGTTTG